GGCGTGATTCGTTGGGCAGCTATGAAAAGGAGCTTCGGATGTTGTGCTACAGATTGCTGGCTGGCGGCGTGGAGATTGTGTCTGGCTCCAACTGCGAGGACGCGCCGGAGCCGTTCCGGCTGAACGACCCTTACCCGTTTTTGCAGCAGGTCATGTCGTGCGAGGAGGCGCTGATATTCGTCAACTGCAATGGTCGCGCTCGCAAATTGTATTTAGTTTTCGGCAACTCGGAGGGCGAGCTTGTGTCGGACTACATCGTCGACGAGATGCTGGAGCCGATTGTGGACGCCCATTACAACGCCTACCAGCAGGAGGTCGCATGAGCGAGGCTCTCAAAACTGTCGGCGCTGGCTTGGTCGGCGCTGCGTTGATTTACCTACTTTGGATGCTATGAAATACACGCTTCACCATGTTCTTGTCCGCTGCGACAAGTGCCAATTCAATCGCGAGCAGATAGGGGTCATGGACAACCGAAACGAGGACTGCAATCTGTTCAACTTGTGGGAGCAGGTACGGCGCGAGCTGCGCGACTACCCGCGCTACTGCGATTGCGGCGGCAAACTGTACGCCGCCTACTCCGCCAGCGTTATTGGCGCTCTGACTTGATTGCTCCGCGCTGCCGCTCCGCGAGGGGCGGCAGTAGGGAGCAATCAAGCTCCAACAACCAAAGGAAAAACAGTGAATAAACCAACAGTAGAAACCGGAGAGTTCAAGGGTCATCCAACGATTACGCTGGGGGCGGACGGGCAGTATCCGTTTACATTCGGACTGGGCAAGGCGAAGCTGATTCTGGCTTGTCTGGAAGAGGTTCAAAAATTCGTTGCCGACAACACGAAGGAGGTCGCATGAGTCCCATGACGATTGAACTGCTCCGGAAGCGCGTGGACTTCTTGAACGCTTTTGCGCTCACGCCGTTGCAACCCTACACGGAAGACGGAAAGCCGAATGTCGGCAATTACCACCTGTACGGAGCTTACGGGAAGTGGAGCCTTCACCAAATGTGCGCCAGCGGCGGCACTAGGGATGTTCTGGGAGGGCTATGCAGCAAGCGCGAACTGGCAAACCGCATTAGCTGGTTTAGGGCAGGGTTGGAGGCAGGGCGGTCTCAAGCGGTTACTGTCATCACGGCGGACGGCGTGAGCGCCGGACGGATTCAGGACGGGCTGGCTGTCATCGGAGGTGCAATTTGAACAAATACGATGCGCAATACGAGATGCTCATGGAGATAGTCGCCCTTCGGGAAGCATGCCAAAAAGACATGAACATCCTTATTGAAGAGCTTGAGGCACGGCGCGACATTGAGCGCCTCAAGGTGAAGCTTGAGGACGGAGGTCACTCTGGGGAGGTCGCATGAGATGCGAGGACTTCCCCTGTTGCGGACATGGGGCGGGAGGCTGTCCGGACAGTCGTGGGCGCTTCCGGTGTACTTGTGGCGCTCCGTTGCCGCCTCGGGCGCGATACAGCATCTGCGCAAGCTGCATGAAGCGAGCGCAGCGGGACGACGACGACGACCCCGAAAGGTTTGACCACGAGGATTGACCTCGCAGCCATCAAGCCCCCGCCGGAGCAATCCGGCGGGGGTTTTTTGTTTTCGGACGCTCTAGGATTGGCTGTGGCGCGTTTTTCCGGCGCGGTTGGTATGGCGATACCCCCCCAAAAGCAGAAAGCCCCCCGCCGCTTTTGCGGGGGGGGGGTGGGGGGTGGAAGGGAGGAGCGCTGGGAGCGCTGCTGGTCAGTTAAGGTTCAGCAATTTTCCGGCGCGTGTCTCAAGGTCTACCCTCGCGTCCATGTAATCAAACCCGCGAGCGTAAGCGGTCAGCCCCTGTACCACCTGCCACAAAGTCCGGCAATCTCCCTCCTCCGCCTTGGCGAAGTCCCAAGCCCCGCGCACCTCCGCCTTGGAAAACTTCCCGTTTTTGTTGAGGAACTCTCCCAGCGCGTCAAGTGTCGCCGCCCCGCCTTTTGCCTCGTCGCGCACCACGATGCGCTCAACTGCGCGAGTGATGGCGGTCTCATCTTCCTTCATGGATGCGTTGGCGTAAGCAAGGAGCGCTGGCGCTGCTTCGCAATCGAAACGGGTAGGAGCGCCGGAGGTATGCCGGATGGACAACTCATTGATTTTAGTAGCGCCCCAGATAATGTGGTTCCCGCACACATGATTAAAAAAGAAGGTTTTCAGGCTAAAGGTCTTCGCGCCCACCTCGCTGTTACTGACAATGAATCCTCTATTGAGCTTGGCGCGTTCCCCCACCTCAAGGGCGCTTCCGCCATCAATCATAAACATGAAGACATCCCTGTCGCTGGCATACAATCCGGAGGGACGGACTTGACCATGCACATAAGCCTTGGGGTTGAAAAACTTGTTCCCCGTCCGCTCGTTGATGCGCTCGACGCACTCCACTGCCTCCGCATCCCAGATACGACCATAAGTCGGAGAGGTGACGGCTTGAAGAATGTTCAGCCCAGAATCCTGCTCGACTGTCATAAACTTGACCGCCTCCCTGTCGGCAGATTGCACGCCATTATTCAGGCAGTCTACAAGCAGCGGGGTGGGCAAGGTGCGCAAATAATTGGCTGGAGCTTTCAGCGTGGTCGCAAGCTGACCAAAGCTCCAGTGAGAAGGAGTGCTGGGGGTAATCGTCCCGTTAATAACCAGAGCGCCGGACTCGTCCTGCTTTGCCACGATGCGCGAAGTGTCAACGTCAACGGAGCGGGAGCGCAAACGCCGATTGTGTACCGCTTCGCGCAGCGCCTCAAGGGTCTCATAGCGCTCGTCATCCGGACGATTTGCCCACTGGTTGGAAGCGTCCATCAAGTTGACGGGTTTGGAGGTGTTAGAGGTGGTGATGCTAATTGCGTTCATAACTATTGGTGCTTGTAACCCAAGCGGGGAGCGTGTTGCGACAGTGTGTTTTCAATGTGAAAACCTTATCAACCGCAATCCGCTGCCCAGACAATCTCATGTTGTCCGACAGAACGCAACGCTTATTTTTGATTTTTTTTAAATTACCGGAAAGTCTGCCGCTGTTATTTCTAGACCAATGCAAACTCGCTGTTTTTCCCCTGCTCGTTTTCTCCAGTCGTGAATAATAATTTTTCCGCCGGATTGGAGCCAGACAAGAGCGCGGGGTTCGGCTTTAATTTTTGCGGCTCGGCTCGGCAAGTTTCCGCCACCAGTTACCTGCACCGCAATAATTCCGTTTTCGGGTTTGGCTACGATTAAGTCCGCGAAGCCAAAAAAATCCCGTTTAATAAACGTGTACGGAATCACCTGCTCGACTACCCCCACTTTGTATCCCAACGCCTCAAAGTGTCGCTTGCTTTCGAGGGTCGCCGCAAAGGGCTTCTTCCGCCGCCTATTGGGGGTCGCTGGTCTTGCTGTTTTCATATGCGCTTCTCCAATAGTCCATGAGCGAAAGCCCAAGATGGGTTGGCGTGAATAAAACTATGGCAGACCCTGCAAAGCCCAATCCATGTGGATTGGTCAAGCAAGTAGCGCCCCCTCCCTTTAATGTGGTGAATGTCAGTTGCTTTTAATGTAAAGCACTCCCCGCAAAAACTATTTTCTTTCAAGTATTGCTTCCGCTGCTTGGAGTACTGCTTCATTAATATTTCCATTTTAGCAGAGCGCACCGGAATCCGGTAAATTTTTTTAGCTGGGGGCGCTGGGTTTTTAGCGTCTTGAATTTGTTTCCAGAGCGCTACTTTTGTTTTTTTAACGTATGCCATATTTATAAATAATTGATTGGATTGCCACTGTTGCGACAAACTTTCTAACCTGAACAAGATGCCAGCAGTCTGGGTTTTTATTTTTTTCAAAGTCTGGGCAATTGCATTTGCCAAGCCCTGCCCTGTTTTCCATGTCAACTGTCCACCGGAAATCTCCGTTCTTTCTGGATGTTACCATAAATACGCTCCTGTCATTGGTGGGTTTGACAGAAGATACAAGTGTTGCTGGTGATGGGAGTCTCATAAAAAAGTAGCGCAGGACTGGAAACAAGATGAACAACTTGCTGGGTAGTTACCATCCCCAGAGTCCTGCGCAAAATCATTCTATTTCGTTGTACCAAGTCTTGGGTTGCTCGCAGCGCTCTTTGGCTGGCGCTACCTTTGGAAGTTTGATTTTAGCCTCTTCAAACTTGGTAAACTTTTTTCTAAACAGCATCTGAACGCTTCTATTTCTAACGCCGTTTCTGTTTTTGGCAATCAAAAGATTCATTTCAATCTCATCTGATTCATCCTCTTCCGTTGAAGGATTGGGATTGTACGGCATTAAAACTACGTCAGCGTCCTGTTCAATGCTGCCGGACTCGCGCAAATCAGACAAACGGGGCTTGCGTCCCTTCTCTGATTCAATAACGCGATTTAACTGCGACAAAAGTACTATTGGCATTTTAAGTTCTTTGGCTAGGTTTTTTACCCCTGCCGATATTTCGGAAACTTCCTGCTGCCTGTTGTTGTCTCCCTTTCGTTTTGGGGAAGACATTAATTGCAGATAATCAATAACTAACAGTTTGATACCAAACTTGGAAACCATTCTGCGAGTTCTAGCCTTGACCTGATTAACTGTTAAAGCTGGCGTATCATCAATGTAAAGCTTGGCGCTTTTGATTTCGAGCGCTGCTTTTGCAATTGCTTTAACTTCGTCAGCATCCAAATCTCCGTGCTTTGCTTTCATGGAATCCACCATTGCCCTGCCGCATACCATGCGAAAAGTAATAGCCTCCTTGTCCATTTCCATGCTGAAAACCCCAACCGGAACATTGCAAGCCAAGCTTGCGTGTTCTGCAATATTCATTGCCAGCGCTGTTTTTCCTTCGCTTGGGCGTGCAGCCACAATCACAACTTCCGAATTGTGAAGACCTGCTAACAGAAAATCCAATCTTTGGTATCCTGTTGGAATCCCAATAATCTTTCCCTTGTTCAACTGATACTGCTCTATTTTTTCCAAAACAGAATCAATTGCTGTTCCAATAGACTGCGCTTCTTGGGTTTTTCTTGTGGTATTAACCGCCAGAATGTCCCGCTCAATTTCATCCATGAGAGAATCAACCGCTCCGGTGTTCTCTTTTACCTTTTGAACGCCTTCGGTGCAGACCTTAAGCATGGAACGCATGAGATACTTGTCTTTTAATATTTCAAGATAAGTAGATAAGTTTGCGGTGCTTGGCACTGCGTCCTGAATTTGCGTAAGGTATGCAATTCCACCTACTTGTTCCAACAGCCCAAAATCCTTAATGCGCTGCTGGATTGTGATAATGTCTCCCTTTCCGTCCATCACTTCCCATATCACTTGATGGCGAAGGTCGTAAAACATTTCCTTTTTGTCTCCCACAACGTTTAAAACATCGTGAAAACAATGCTTGTCTTGCAATATGCATCCAAGCACTGAAGCTTCTGCCTCAATACTGTGAGGCGGCAGTTGTTCATTCTTTTCCGCTAACAATTTCATTTTTTAACCTTTCTGTTTTCTATTTCGCAATCAGTTGAAAACAAACAATCTTGATAATACTCAACAATATGCGGTTTGTTTAACAAACGATAAGCGTCTATTCCTTTTTGATACCCCTTTTTAAAATCTTTAAGCTCTTGGTCAGTTGATTTTTTTAATATTTGTTTAAATTCATAAGTGTTCATATCTCAATCCCGTTCACTTTTTTTCAAGCCATAAAGACACGGGAACGCCGTGAGTATGCATTGGATGATTTTGACCAACCACATAAATAACATTTAATTTTTTAGCCCTAATCATTGCCCCGCCCCAAGCCCTTCGTTCTTTTGGCATTTCAAGCCCTGCGTTTTCCGCCCATTCCCTTGCTTCTTTGGCAATAAATGGTCTTTTAATGGTTTTGGCGAACACTTGAATCATGTAAACTGCTTTTACTTGCCAAGCTTCTCCCATTTTGTTTGCGGCAGATTTAGCTGATTTATGACCAAGTTCAATTGCTTCCGTTTTTAAGTTTTTCATTTTTTATCTCCCCAACAGTATTTTTTGTGCTTGTCTAACAATTCTTTGCTGCTTTTTGTCCAATAATGGCAGTCCTCGTATTTTGCTAGCTCATCTGCCAAGTCTGAAGCCAGCACCTGACATTCTTCTAATTCTTTCTCCAGTTCTTTTTGAGCATCTTTTTGAATTTCCTCAATAAAACTGAATATGTTCCCAACGTTTCCGTTTGTTGCTACTTTTAAAACCCAAGAGTAAGGAGTGTTCATTGTGCTGTAGCTGTTATTCCGGTTATCTGGTAAAAAGTATGTTTCTTGCCGTTGATAAAGCGGATGCGGCAATCCACTTTAAAACCAAACTCCCTAATGTCGCTAATGCGTCTGCTAATGCTGCCCACTACGCCGTGCTTGGTTCCGCTTCCAGCCCTGTGCAATTCAATAACATCAATCTCCGCTCCGGTTGATAATGCTTCAAGTATTCGTTCTGTTTGGTTGTTCATTTTGTCCTCCATACGCTGTAACAATTTTTAGTTCTGTTATATCTGACGGCTATTGTGTGTCCGGTATCGTATAATTTCTGGCGGACATTGGAACAATCTACTGGCATTTCCACCATGTCCCCAATTTTCATCTCATCGCTTACAATTAATTTTACTAGCTGCTGGGTTATACCAGTCATCTTTTGCTTGTCTTGGTTAGGTATGCTTATGTTTTTGTGTATTTTCATTTTTTTCCTTTTCTTGGTATGGTCTTACTTTCCAAAGCGGACAAAGAATGGCACAACAGTCTCTCACTTCTGTCCTTTGATAATTGCAGCAATCTAAACATTTAGAATTGATTGAAGCCCTTAATCCGTTGCCATTCCATGCTCGCCTGAATTGATTGTGATAAACCTCCGGTATGCTTTTCAGCCTTATCTTTTTAAGCTCTTCGTTCATATATGTGGCAAGATAAGAATCATGTAATAAGCCAACACAAACAAAAACACTATGAGTGTTAACGTTGCAACAAGCTCTTCAAGAAAGCGTTTCATTTAATGCATCCTTTGATAATTAAAACCAAAATAATAGCTGCTCCTACAATAATGATTGCATTCATTAATTGTTGGTGCGCTTTTTCAGCCCTAATCCTTGCGGCTCTGCACAAATCAATTCTTTCGTTATTAGTGTTTTTGTTTTTAGATTTCATTTTTTTCCAGTATTTTGTTTTCCAACGCTGTTATTTCTTTGATGATTTTAAGCGTTTCTTCTTTGAAGTCTTCACAAACAGATTCGTAATACTTTCCTCTGTAATGCGTTTTGCTTGCTTCCAGTGCGGACTCCAAAACTTTCATGCTGTTCTTGTCTAGGTTCATGTTGCTGTTTCCGTTTTTTGTTTTATTACGATTTCGTTGCTTGTTCTTGTGCAAGAAAACTCAATCCACCATCCGCCTATTGGTCTGGATGCTCTTCCGCCAGCGGAATGCCATCCGGAGGTCTCGTTTTTGTATGTAGAGCCGCGCAAAAACAATTGTTCTCGCTGGACTATGTTCCCTTTGCTTGTAACGTCCGTTATGATGTTCTCGTCCATGTTCCTCCTGTGAATGTGTCCGGAATAGAAAATGTCCGCATTGTACTGCCCCCTAGTCCTGTTGTTGTCAATCAACCCTCTAGTGACTTCACCGCCACCGCCGTATCCGTGATGATAAAACAATTTTTTGATTTGCAATTTTTTATGGTATGAAAACCTAAATGTTACATATCCCCAATATCCACCTTGTTTAACTCCTAATTGAGAAGTAAGCCTATCAATTAAGTTAGTTTGATGCCTGTCAACAATTGATTGTTCGTGGTTTCCCATTCCAATCAATGCAATGTTCTTTGCGTAAGGCTTGTACCAATCGGCGGCGGTGTTTACCAAGTTGTCTAAATAATTGTTTCCACGATGTTCTTTCCTTAACTGTTCGGCGTCTGCGCGTTTGTCCCATTTGCCCTGCATTGCACAAAAAGTATCTCCAAATTTAAAAATAAGAGCTTTTTTTTGCACTGCTTCTTCGTGGTGGCGTTTTAAAACGTCCAATTTGCAGAGCTTGTTGTCCCAATGCTCGTCGGACATTAATAAAACGTTAAATATTCCTTTTGTGTTTTCAAAAAAAACGTCAACTAAATGTGACTGCCTGTTTATTTCTGTTATTTTATATTTCATTGCTGTTCTGGTTTATATTCGTTAACCCATTGCCATACTCCCACCAATTTGTGAAAAGCGCGATAGGTCTCTTCTACGTCAGTATTAATACAAACAGCGATTTTACCAGCCTCTACAGTTGAAATATAAATGTTGCAGGTTTGTTGTGTATACTCTTCCGGCATCTTATATGCGTAAGAATAAGCAGCCAATTGAAGCCTGTTTTCCTTGTGTGATTCTTTGGGAAGCTTCTTTGTAGTTTTAAAATCAACAACAGTGTAGGTCAAACTGTCTGCATTTACGCATATAAGGTCTGTCTTTCCTGCGTATCCATCCCCAACAAGTGTTAATTCGGTAGCCATTACAACGCCAAACTTGTCCACTTCTTTTAAAACTGGCTCAACATAAGCTTTTAAACTTTGGTCGTAATGTCTGCCATGAATTGCGTTTTCCAACGCATTGTGAATTTCTGTGCCAAGCTTTGCGGCGGCGGCAGCTTCTTTGTCCTGTTCCCTGTCAACAGATAGCACCCGTTTTACAAATGCATCATCATCTTCCCCGTTAAATCTTGGCGTTGTAAAAACAGCCAATATAACCTGCTCCATCTTCCAGATATTTAACGCTGGTTTGTTCAGGCACTTCAGAATAGTGGTGACAGACGGGAGAAGGTTAAGCTCTTTAGCATGGCGAAGAGTTGTCTTCGTCATCCCGCTGCCATCCTTCTTTGGCAATTCGTAACACGGACTTCCATCTTGCGCGTACCAGTGTTCACCCTGACTGTCTCTTATATTGGCTGCTGTTGACATATTAAATAAGTTTTTGTTTGCGTTTTATTCTGTTCATCATCTTTTCCGCCATTTCTTTAGTTTCTCCGTAAGCCAACAGCCTAAAAATTTGTACAGTTTTGTCGGTTGTCTTGTATCCAGTCTTTCTGTTTCCCTCGTAAACCGGAACAACCATTGGGCGGTTTTCCATTACGCCAATCTGATTGTTAAGCCACGGGTTAATTGTGGAATTGTATTTGCGTGTAATCATATTATTCGGGCAATCCATCGGGGTAGAGTTCCATTGCAGCTACGTCTAAAGCAGCGCGAAAATCAACATTGCGGTCATCAATGTTCTTCATGTACCAAAGCAAAGAATTGGGCGGCAGTTCTTGCAATTGTTTGCCCTTGTTCTTGCCAAACGGAACAATCTGCGTTTTCCAATCTTCAGCGTTTTCTGATTTTTGAAAAACAGGCTTCGGCTGCACTTCTTCAATCTCAATTGCTTCAGGAGTAGCAGCGGGTTTAGGAACGGGTGACTTGTAAACTGCGCGAGGCGCTTGAGGCTCGTCATTAAATCCTCCCTCCGGCACTTCTTCAGCGGGGGTGGTAGACAATCCGGCGTCCATTAGCACAACCACATGGGCAAAAGCAGAACGACAAACACGGCTGATAGCACGGGTCTGTGCCATAGCGCGAATTGCGTAATCTGCCCTTTTGGGCAGGGTTTTTCCGCTTCCGGTTTGTCCGCCATACCATGTAGGCTCATCTTGACCGACAAATCCTTCTGCCGTTGCGAGCAGGGAATTGTCACTCATCCGGCGAAGCTCTCCAATTGCGCGTACGCCTCCGTCTACTTTTTCAACTGACGAACAGCCAGCAACACAACCATGAGCGGTTGCAATTGATTGCCATCCTTCCACCTTGACGTATTTCCGTCCCTGAATATTGCAAGCGGTTTTCAGGACGATTTCTTTGCATAAACCTGCAACGTCAGAAGCGCGGCGGGTCAATACTTGTGCGTTTTCATTTTGAGGAACAACTGCTAGTGATGTTTCTTTTTCCATAGTGTTTATTGGTTATTATTGTCGGACGAGAATGATTATGACAGTTTGTCGGACAGAATCAAGAAATATTTTAATTTTTTTTTGAAGATTAAAAAAAGACTGTTGACAGAAAAATCTGCGCAGCGTAAATTGCCGACAGCAGCATGATTGTATTCAAACAAATTTTTAGAATATGCCTTATTCCTCTTCTGGAACAAAGGCAGACTCGTGCTGCTAATACCCGTCCCGTGCTTGAATACCACGGGGCGGGTTTCTGCTCACGGGTAGCAAAGCCATAACTTTCCCGAAACATTTTTGGTGCGTCTTTGGATGTACTGAAACAAACGCAGCCGTGGACATTACTCCGTTGCGTGGAGAAGGAAAAATCCAGCCTTCAGGTTTGAGGGTTGGCTTTTTCTTTCTTCTTTAAACTTTTTTTCCTCCAGTGTGGGGGGACTTAAGGGGGGTCTTTTCTTCTTCTTTCTTGTTTGTTTTACATTTAACTTTCTTTAACCAATTGCGTAGGTTCAATTGACAGACAGATAGAGGTCTGACAAATTGCCAACATATGGAAGCTCAACGCATTAGTATTCGTTTAAATGAACAAGAACTAGCCCAATTCCGCTCATTGTCCGGAACTACGGACGCAGAGCGGTTTCGCATACTTCTTAAAGTTTATGCTGCCGCCAAAGTGGAAGTTGATTTGGACGATACAATTAAAAGCGATAAGCGGATTGGTCGGAAGCGGAATTCATAAGTTTTCGTATTTTCCGGCTCCACATTGGGTCTTGAGCGTACCGCTTGCCTAAAAAGTCTAAATAGTCTTTTTTTGCACCTGCTTTATTCCAATCCCTAAATGCGTGTTCTATGGTGTTTTTACACCATTGTCTGGCTTCTGGGTAGGTCAACCTACGCTTGGAATGTATTCCGTAAGGAAAGCGCGTATTTTGACCACCTTCTTGAGTGTAAATGGCATTTAGCAGCTTGGTTTCGTATTGCGGTGTAAAGAACAATGCGGCAGCTAACACAATGTTTGTCATTTTTTAATAATGTATCCTTCCGGCGGTTTAATTTCGGGCAACGCAGCTTGATTTGGAGACGGCGGGTGAAGCTCATTATACACAATTGCAAACCTTTGCCAGATGTACTGTCTCAATTCTTTTGCTTGAGCGTAAGTGCTTTTTTGTTGGTCTGTAAGGCTGTTTACAAATTGGGCTTCGTATTTGCCAGCGTATTTGTGAGTAGGAGCAAGAGATATTCTCATTCCGTTAATATTTCTGCCTTCAGATTCAAGCTTTTGAATTTCTTTTTTAGACCCTTCGTAGTCGCCAGCAATTAACAATGCGCGAAGGTTTGAATATCCTTGATGATTAACAAGGTATGCCTTGGAGCCGTATTTGTTTTGCAATTCCTTGTTATTGCTTTTGTCAGCCCATTTCGCTTCGTTTTGATAAGTTTCTTCAACGGCAGAAGCTCCTTTGTGCATTGGAACAGACAAAGCAAACTGGTTTCCACGAAGAGCAAACGGAAGGAATATTGAACCAGCAGACACAACCCTGTCTGGAATACTGTAAAATTTAACTTTGTTGTCTAAAACCCACGATGCAGGATAAATTCCCAATTCGGTTGTAGGCGAAACGCCAGAAATTTGTTTGGTAATTTCCTGAATTGGTTGCGCAAGCTTTGGAACAAACGCCAACGGGTCAGTTGCCCAACGAATAATTTCAGAAGCTCGTTTTCCAAGATTAATGTAATGCCTTGTTAAATCATCTTTATGGTGCCACGGCATCATTCTTAAAGCCGGAGTAATATCAATGCTGAATTTTTCACCGGACTGATTTTCCCACACAAAAGGTTTGTCGCCTTTTGATTTATCACCAAACGTTTGATACAAAGCCCATTGGGTAAATATTGAACCAATTGCCAAAGCGGAAAGCTCGCTAGCCCAAAACCTCATTCTTAACTGATTTCCTTTCCAGCCTTCGTATCTTGGGGCGTATCCTTTAACCACTTTAGACGCCATCCAGCTTGTTGCGTCTGAAATAAATGGAACGCTTTTAAGAGTTGAAATTGTCCAATCCGGAGCAAGTAAAAGTCTGCCCATTAGTTTTTGAACAGACGGACTCGCCCAAAACATAGCCTGTTTTTCTTGTCCGCCAAATGCGTCATTAATGTAAGAAGCGGCAATTTCCTTGTCTATTCCTTTGGAAACCAAATCCATCCAAGCAATCATTTTGTAGGCATCGTGCGTATTACGCCACAACGCTTTTTGCCTCCATTGATAAAGGTCAATTGCCTTTCCAACGCCTTTAATGTCTTTAACCCGCCTTAAAATGTTGTCTAAAGCAGATTGAGCGCCCATTTCAAACTGGTCTGCGTCCCTGTGGTCAGAAAGCTTTAAGCCGGAATAAACAGCCTCTTTTACAACGTCTTCGTTTTCCAACGCTTGCACACCAACTTTTCTAGTGCTTTGAAAAAGTTTTCTTTCTCCAGTAATAGGGTCAAACTCATTGAGCAACACCAATCCCCGAAGCGGATTATGTAATTGCAACATAGCGCCAACAGAAGCAAGGCGAAGCGTAAAATCGTGAAATAAAGAACCAGCAAAAACACCAAGCCTAGTAGCAGAATTAAGCGCATCATAAAATCTTCCAGCCATGCTTGAAGTAGGTCTTTCTAAAATTTGCTTTAAAGCAGGAGCAACGTCAGGATGAACCATTGCACCAGTTCTCCACAACATTAATTTTGAACGGCTTCCGGTAGCCCAAGTAATCTGAATTAACGGGTGATTCATTAACACCCAATCTTCAGGAGCCAAGTCTTTTGGCAAAACAACAGCGTTTCCGTCTTTGCCTTTAAGGTTTTTGAGTTCTCCCAATACTTTTCTGGCAGCGGCAACGCGCCAGTTCATAGAAGTATAAATGGCATACAATTCAGACGGGTCTTGGCTAATGGGTTTTAACCCCAATTCAACAGCTTCCCTTAATGTGGGAAGTTTGCGTTCTTTTGCGCTTGAACTTTTTTTAGCCCAACTTGTAATTGCAGACGCGATTTTTCTAGAGCTTCCTTGATAAAAATGAGGAAGATAATCTTTAAGGAATTTAAGATATTCCGCTTCTCCATAATTGCGCAGCAATATGTTTATGTCTTGGCGTGTTTCTTCAGTGCTTTTGCGATAATCAATAGCAAGTTCTCGCATTTCTGGCGTCATTCTTGCCACAACATCCGCAATTGTGTCTCCTGCAATTTCTAGGTTTCCAATGCCTTCAATGAACGCGCCAACGTCATTTCGTCTTGCAACATCTGGAACAAGCTTTTGCCATTTATCTGCTTTAATTTGAGCAGCTTGTTTGTTTGCGTCCGCCATTCTTACGGCTTCAACAACAATTCCTTGAGCTTTTATGGCTAAATCTAATTCGTAATAAGTGTCGGCAGGTTTTCCGCGAGCCGGAAGCTTTCCGGTCATTCCCGCTGGTTTGCCAGTTGGAGCAGAAATTCGCTTGGCTGCAACTGGAGTAACATTTTCAACGTTTAATTCATCTAAAAGTATTTTAACATCTGGATGTTTAATAACTTCTTTTTCAAAAGCTTCTGTGAATTTTGGAGCCATTGACCTAGCCAATTCGGGGTCGTGAATGTAAAGACACATAAAATCGGCAAATAGCTCTTTGCCTTGTCTTCTGTATTCAATAAACCGCTTGCTGCCAGCAATTTTGCCACGAAGCATTTCTGAAATAGGAATTATTTCGCCACGAACAATACTTTCCGGAAGATTAAACTTTTTGCCAAGAGCAGTGTATGGTTTGTCTTTTATAAACGGAAACATCGTGTTTTCAACGGCATGACCAAATTCATGTGCCATTGTGCGTTGATTTCTAATGTTTCCCATATGAATTTTGTCTTCAGCACCGCCCCAGAAAAAGGCTCCCAATACCCCGCCTTTCATGGCTTTATACCTAGCCAACGCACCAATAACACGGGTGGCTTCCAACAATTGACCAGTAAACGTTTTTCCGCGCTTTCTTACATTGGGCGGCAATCCAGAATCAGGCTCCGGTATTGGATGCACCTTTGAAGCTTCAAAATCAGCAACGGCGTTTGCTGCGCTTTTGCCTTCTTGTTCAACATCCAAAACATCCATTTCAGCCATTTCTTTGGCAGTTTTGGGTTTTTTGGCTAAATCTGCTTTTGTAACGTGCGTTGAAACTTCTGGGTCATCTTTACCCCTAAACGGCATTACAATGTATTTTCCGTTTTTCCCAACAAGTATAATAGGAGCAAGTCCGGTTGTTGGCTTTCTTCCTTGGTCAAATTTTGATTTAATTGAAAACGTTTCGTCTCCAATTAAACGCAACGCATTTATGCCATCTAACAAATATTGAGGGTCAATATTGGCAATAATTTTAGCGCCTTTTTGCAATGAGCTTCCGTATTCGCCTATGTCTTCAGAAACAGCAGAAATTCCAATTGTTCCGTCTGGGTTGCGGTGAAGAGTAATTGATTTTTCTTTTTCAGTAACAATTTCTTGAGCTTGTCTAACAGATTGAAAAAGCTTTTCAGAATCAACGGAATCAACAATTGTGTCAATTTCGTTGTCCTTTGGAACTATTTGTTTCCAATTCGGATAAGCGCTTCCCGATTTAACTTCATTTCCTTTTTCGTCTATTAAAATTGGGTTTTTGCTTGTTCCGCCAATTTCGGCATTAACAATTAAAAGTCTTCTACCATCAGTAGAAACTGTAACCTCACCATCGCTAAATATGTGAACAATGTCTCCACGGCTTGTGTCTTCGCTAATTGAAATACTTGAAGCTTTTAAAATGTTTTCTTTTTTTAAGCTGCCCAATACGGCTGGCTTTGTTTGCGTAACTTTTACGTTTCCAGAAGTTTTAACGGCAATTCCAGAAGTTGGAAAACCAACAGCATGGTCATCTCTAAACTGTTTTAAAGTTTCTTTTGAATTAATTACAGAATAAACGCCATCTTTTGGTATTTTAATTGTTACAATAGGAGATTGATAAACAATTTGAGATTTAAGAATACCGGAAGAATCTTTGTCGCCTAACAGCAATCTTACTTTTACATCGTCCGGTTTGTTTTTGTAAAACTCGCCAAAATCATATTTGCTTTCAATTTCGTCCAAAATTTTCTTTCTTCTGGCTTCAAATTCAGAACGTGTTTCTTTGCCGTTCATTTTGCTTGCTTCTTCAACAAGCAAAATGTCTTTGTCGGCTTGTACTTCTGGGCGCTTTTCTGGGGCTTCTTTAATGGCTTGGTCAACAGCATCCAGCAAAAACTTCTTTTGTTCTTTGGCTTGTTTTGGGCTAAATTCTGTTTTTGTTGTGTCAATTTTAGCAGTTGTTTTTACATTTTCTGCGTTAAGAACAATTTCTGTTTGACCTTTAACAGTTTCAATTTTTGGCAATTCAATTGGTTTTGCAACAATTTCTTCCGGCTTAACGGCTTCAACTGGTTTTTCTGTAGCAAATTTAACCACTTGAGAATGACCAAAAGACTCTACAAGACCTTTAACGCTTTCTCCGCGCTCGTTTACGTCCCCGTAACCAATTTTAACAATAGCGCCGTCATAGCCTTTTGATTTAAGGTATTCTTGGAGTTTAATTGTAGACGGGGCAATAAGCTCCGGATTTTTGTACCAAGTTTCCCCACGGCTATCTAATGCCGGAGTGTTGGCGTCTTTAAGCAACTGCCTCCATTTGGCATCGGAATCAATAACAATGGGGTTTGAAAGCTCTACATCGTAAGCCGTAACCTTTCCGTATATTTGAGCGTCTTCTCGCGTTTCAGCGTAATAATCGCCCTTGCCAAGAATTGGCACAGCCCTGCCTTCTGCAACGGCTTCTGCTCCATAAATGTCTTCCGGCTTTGCCCCGCGACCCTGATAAAGCTTCTTTTTAAATACAGGCGGTTTGGCTTTAGTTGGAGGAAAATAAGTTTTAACAACATTTACGGATTTATTATTAAAAGAAAGATAATAATCTCCAGACGTAATTCCTTTTTCTCCGCCTTTAAGTATTAATCCATCATATCCTTGAGATTCAAGATACGATTTAATTTTATCGCCTCTTATTGGTTTTTTAACTGGGTCGTTTTGGTCTTCTCTAAATTTTTCAAAAAATTCACGCGCTTCATTTTCTGAATAAAATATTTTTGGATTGTTAATTATTATTTCTCCGTAAAGAATGGCTCCCTCTCCGTTTTCTATGCTTTTTCCAAAAAAAACGGCGTCTTCAATTTTTGAAGACCACCAAGTTCCCATAGAATCAGCGGATGCACCAATTTCTCTAGTTTTTCCGGCTGGAGAAATATTTAAAACAAGACCTTCAAATTTTCCTTTTCTCGCTATTTCAGCAGACCCGTGATAAACTTTAATTTTTTTACCAGCGGCTTGATTTACGTCTTTTGGTGCGTCTATTGCTTTAGAAACATCAATTGGCACTGGCTCAACCGGAACAACTGGCTCCGTTGCTTTAGTTTTTGGGTTTCTTTTAATTAAAGAAATGCCATCTGATTCAAAACCAAGTTTTTCGTACCATTTGCGAAGCTCTGCTTTATTAAGGTTTTTTTGACCTTTTTTAATAAAAATTTTTATTGGAGCAATTTCTGCCGTTAATTTAGTTCCGACAGCATCGGCAACTTCAACAACATCTTTCATCATTTTTGAAGCTCCTCCCTTTCCTCTTGCTTTAGGGTCTGTAACTATTGCTTCAATATGAAAGCCGTCTTTTTTGTTTTGTAAATATCTGTGTACATCGCCTTTTTGTTCGCCAAATACATCAGTAGAAAAAGCTAGCTTTGTTTTTCCGTCTGGAGAAATAAGGGTTATGTAACTTGAATTTCCTATAACAAGTTTGTTTTGGGAATTAATTTTATGCCCAGCGTATGTATATCCGCGATTGAGCATCCCTTCTATCCAATTATCTTGAACATCAATGCCAGATTTAAGTTCAGCAGGAATAATTGGCTCCGGTTTAACGGAAACAATTGATTCTGGCTTAATTGGCTCGGCGGGTTTTGGCTCTTCTGGCAAAACAGCGGGTTTTGCTTTTGTAATGTTTTTTCTTAAAACAATTACAGGAGCATTGTCTTCATTTATTATCTGAATTTCGTCTCCAGATATGGATACTATTTTTCCTTTATGAACAAGCCCTTTAATTTGATGAGATTTTGCTTCTATTGTGTCTCCAATTTTTATTGAAGAAAATTCTTGTTTTGGTTTTTCAATTTGTGTTTTTAATTTTCTTTTTTCAATTTCTTCGTTTATTAATTCTAAAACATGGTCTTGGTGCTTTCCATATCCATAAATGTGGTTTTTAATAATTTCAAGGTCTGAATCTGGACGCTTGCTTAAATTAAGTTTAAAATCAACTACAGTTTTTTTATTTAACCTTTCTTGTTTTTGTTTTTCAGGCTTTGATATTCTGGCGTCATCCAATTTAAGCCCAAAATCTTTAACAGCTTCGTTTACAGCTTCTTCCCAAGTGTCGTGTGTTCTGTGGCTAGAAGCGCCATCTTTGTCAAAAATAGTATATCTCCACTTTCCTTGTTCTGTGGGTTCAGGAGATACAACAATGTAAGCTTTACGTTTCTCGTCTAATTTTTCTGGTGTGCCTTGAAACGTGACTTCCCCGTGTTTTTTTTTAAATTCGTCTATGCTTTCTTTTCTTTTTTGGATGCGCTGTCTGGCTTCTTCAAGAATTTGCCTAGCCCTATTGGTCAAATCTTCGCGTTCTTTTAAAAGGTCTTCACTGTGCAGCTTTCCTTTTCCTTCTCTTCCGGACGCAACCCAAGCTTCTTCTCTGTTTAAATGTTCCCCAATAACACCTCCTTTGGCGTCTACAGGCACAAAAACATGATTGGAATCATCGTCATGCTGCGCTTCAATCATCCTAGCGCTTTCTTTGTCACCATTTGCTTCAGCCAAAGCAACTTGGTTGTCCATGATTTCCTTATGGGTATCCCCGCCAATCACGGGTTGACCATTTATAAGCAAAGCAGGACGCAGCTTAATTTTGGCTGGTTTTTCGGCTGGTTTTGCAAAAACGGAGGTTGGCTCCGGTAAAGCCGCCGAAACACCTTTTGGCGGTTGAAAACCCTGTCCCAAGGGCATTTTATTCTTAAGAGTAGCCTGAAGGTCAGCCAACATATCCGGCGTAACTTTAACCCGTTCAGAAGGCTCAACTTTAACAAAATCGGCTGGAGCGCCAATTTGAGGCATTGCAGAAGCTTCCCAAGTAGCTAGGCGCGGAGACAATGCGGTTTCGGCTCTTAAATCTCCGGTTTCGTCTCTAAATTTACCCTGATTAACCTGTTGGTTAAGCCTAGACATTAATTTGTCTGTGGTAAATTGATGGCGTTTACCGAAAATTCCAAGCACTGTCATTGCAGCAACATTACCAATTGCGTCTATCCAAGCATCTTTTTGCTGCTCTTTTGGCAATTTAAAGATTTCATGGGCTTGGTCTGCCGTAATTGCAGCCGCAACAGTTCCCGCACCACCCGCTTTGTTTATAACATTAAGGGCGGCGTCAGACCCAATTCCGGCTTTTGCAGCTAGGTTTTCAGCAATAGCGCCGGAATACTTGCCAATAAAAGGAATAATACCAGCAACAACGGCTTGTTTTGGACTAAATCCTTCAGGCGTTAAACCAAAAGACATTGCTCCCAAAAATGGGTCTGCTGAATAAACAGCCATTTCAGGAGCGGTTTTCATTATGCCAGCAATGCCAGATTCAACCATTCTAGCTGCAACTGGCATATTCTTCATTTCCTGCTCGTAAGGAGGCTGTTCATCTTTAAAAACGGCTTTAACGTTTCTAAATTTGCTTTCGCCAGTTTCAATAGGGAATGTTCCTATGTCGGCTAACAATGCAGGAATTGCAGCCCCTTCGCGCTCCAAGCCTTTTCCAAGCTCTGTAAGTACGCCAGTTTGTGGGTCTGCAATTGCGGCAAGAAAATCCGAAGTGTTACCAAGTGCGCTTTTGTCTTTTAAAGTATCATTTGCCCGATAAATAGCAGCTTCAAACGGGTCTAATTTGACTTTTGAAACATCTGGAGCGGAAACTTCTTTAATTTTTCTTAAATCGCCAGCAACGCCAGATTCTGGAATTTCTTTGATTTTACGAAGGTCGCCTTCAGGTTTGCCAAAAGCTTCGTCTAATAGACCGCTTTTGGGTTTGCCACCAAAAGCTTCAGACAAAAGCCCTCCAGCTTTAGGCGTTTCACCAAAAGCTTCTTCAAGTAATCCAGCCATAATTATAGTATGCTAGTGTCGTAGTTGTTTGCTTTCAACCATTTTATTGCTTCTTCTGGAGTTTTCCAATTGTTTGCATCTTTTAATTTATAAAACAATTCTTTATCAAGGGGCTTTAAATTTCCTGAATCAACAGTGGCTGGAATCGCATTTGTAACATCAGAAGACAAAAGTTGGCTAAAATCTGGCAAGCCGCTTGTTCCAATATTTTTATCACTACCAGCAAATACTTTTTCTGTTTGAGAAACCTTGTTTTCTGGATGCATTGGGTCTGCAACTGTTGTTGTTGTTCTTGAACCAATTGCCAACGGATTTTTTTCTGGTCTGGTGGACGTTTTTTGAAGATGCCCGTAAATCATTTGAGCCATTTGATAACTGTGTCTTGCTCTTTCCATGTCTCCGGAAGCTTGAGCATCTTTTGCGTCTTCAATATATTCGTTTAATCTTTCTTGCTCTTTTTCAAAAGCAGTTCCTTGGCGTCCGTACCTAGACCATTTTTCATCAAAAGGATTAATTCCTTTTTTGTTAAACTCTTCTATTGCTTTATTATAATCGTTTTCGTTGTCAAATTTTATGTCTGCTCCGCCAATTTTTAAACTGTAAGCATTAGATGAATTTGAAGCTTTAAGCTTTGGATTTGCTTTTAAAACAGCGTCTAGTTGTTCTTGAGTGCCAGTAAAATCATATGTCAAATTGTTTTCTGGATTATTAATTGACGTTTTAATTTTAGGCTTTTGTTGTTCTTTAAATTGTTGCGCAGATTGTTTTTGCCCAGCTTGTTCAAGCGCCATTTTTTGAGCAAATTGAGACTGGTCTTGCGCAAGCGAAGCTTGTTTTTCAGTATATTGCTGATTGGCAAGGCGCTCTCTTAAAAGCGCATCTCCAACATTTCCCAAAGATTGATTAAGAATTTCTACGTCTTTGTATGTCATAAATTAAATCCCACCAGTTGAAGTGCTTTTAGCAACAGTTTGTCCGCTTCCAAATCCTTTAATTCCGGCGGAAGCTAAATTTAAAGCCCCAGACATTCCAGCCATCCACGGGTTTGGCTGGTTCATTGAGGCTTCGTATCCGGTTAATGCGGCTTGAGAGCCTTGTTGACCAGCGCCCATATTGTAAGACGGAAGCGCAGAAGATTGGGCAATTGGCGTCGAACCAGCACTAGACAATGAAGAAAACTGGCTTTGTGGCGTTTTTCCGCTGTAATAATCAGCAAGATTTTTAAGGTTTTGCTGTTCTGCACGATACGCAATATCGTCCGGCGTTTCTCCGGAAGCCAACCAATTCATGCCAGCACCAACATTTTCGCGTTGTCTTTGACTGCCAGCAAATCCAGTTGTTAATGCTTTTGAATAATCGGCAGGAGCAGAATAATCGCCTCTGGCAGACGTAGCTTGAGCAACGGCAGTATCAAGCATAGATTGTTCTTCCGGAGTTAAAGCAGACCCAGCAGCCACTTTTTCTTGAACTTGTCTGTTTAATTGTTCTGCAACAGGGCTTTGCGGGGGGTTTTTAATCTGTTCTTGTATTTTGCTGTAAAGAGCCTCCCTAGCGGCAAATTTTTGCGGGTCTGCTTGTTTTTCTTGTTCAAGAGCAGCGGCAATAAATTGAGGGTCGTATTTCTTGCTTGTTTCTAATTGCCCTTTAGCCAAATCAGTCATTATTTTGCCTTGAATATCGGCTTCTCCAATTCCAGTAAAATCTGCTATTGCTTGAGATTCTCCAACAATTTTTCCTTTGGAATCTTTGTAAACGCGAGAGTCTGGTTGAACTCCAACAAGTTGTTTTTTTAAAGCTTCAATTTGAAGCGGAGCGTACATATCATTACTTTTAGACAACGCATCTATTTGTTTTTGAATTTTGGCAATGTATTCATTTGAATCTCCAAAATCAGTATAGCCATATTTTAGCATTTTTCCGCCAAGCTCTGCCTGTGCTTGCATACCCCTAACAGAAGGAAGCATTTCTGCCTGTAATTGAGCCATTTTACGGCTAGAAGCGTTTAAATCTGGGCTGCTTGGGGAAAACGCACCAGCCGCAGAAGCGACAGACATTCCAAGTCCTGCAACGCCAACGCTAGCAGAAATTGCCGCAATTGATGCAGCAGACAACCCAAACGTATTAAAGCGTGGCTCTACAAACAAAGATTGTTCTTTGGTTATAATTGTCTCTCCGCGATAACTAAAATAATTTTTACGGATGTTCATGTGCATCATAAATTGGCAAAGCTTTGTTTTCTAATGTATTTTCTTCAGGATTATAAATTACATCTTTTTCAATTTCTTCCAAATTAGTTTTATTTGTTGGATGAAACGTAGTCCATTCACAATCTTCGTGAATAAAAATAACTCGCCTAGTACCAACTTTGGTAATGCCTTTGTGCGGAGCTTCAATAATTTGTTCTCCAATTCCTTCAATCCAAACAGAAACTTTGCCTTTTGTAATAACGTAAGGATGTTCTGTCTTGTGAATTTTAGAAACAACCACTGTTCCCGCTGGCATTTTAATTGTCCGAATGTACATATTTGGGACAAATTCATGCGTTAACGGCAATTCAACTTTAGGCAATTCTTTAATAAATTTAGCAAATTCACTAACGGCACGTTGACTAGGCGTGTTCATAAGCCCAGCAACGTATTCGTTAGTTGTTTGAACTGACAAATTCATTAAAATCCTAATCCTCCGGCTTGAATGTTACCAATAAAATTAGTTCCCGCATACGGAATAGGCGGAGGTGCAGACATAGTTGGAGACGGAGAATACGGAGTTGGCGCTTGATAGCCAGACTGATATTGATACGGGCTTTGTTTAAAATATCCGCTTTGCCCTATAAGACCAAGAGACGTAGCCCCAAGACTTAAACCAGCCATATAAGGATTGGCTTGCTGTTGATTGGCTCCGTACAACCCAAATGCTTGATTAATTCCCTGTTGAGCGCCTTGGGCTTGATTCATTGTCGGCGTTGAATAACCAGTAGAAACGTAAGGAGCAGCTCCCTGTTGCGCACCAGATAAACTAGAAAACTGCGCAACTGGGTCTTGTTTGTTAATAAATGCTCCAAGATTAGCCATATCTTGCTGAATTTTGCGGTATTGTATGTCAGACGGGCTAATGCTTGCTTGAAGAAAACTTTGTGCTTCTTGTTGAGCTTGTTGCTGTTTTGTGTCTGTGGCAGCAAGAGCAGCCCCAGCTTCTTCTTGTGTTTCAGCGCCACCAAGATAAAGACCTTTAGAAACTTGATTTCCTCTAACCTGTTCTTGAACTTGCTGTAATTCTTTAGGGGTTAATGCTTGTCCTTGATTAAGAATGTCTTGAACCTGCTTTTGCGTAGATTCAGACAAAGGCATATTAGGAGGCTGCGCGGCAGCATCCTCTTGTATTTTGTCAAACAATTGTTGATAAGCAGCGTATCCAGTTGGGTCTGATTGTTTTAAATTAGCAAGTTTTTGAGCAATAAAATCGGCTCCCATGCCGTTTTGAATGTCCAAAAAGACTTGAGCCATTTGATTTTGAAACTTGTTTTGAACGTCTGCCGTTCCTAAACCAGTAAAATCAACAGTGGACATTTTTCCACTAGGGCTTAAAAGCGTTTGTTTGCCGCCCATTTGCGACAAAGCATTAACAATATAAGAATAAGGATATTGGTTAATTTGCTCTTTTAGCCCTTGCATTGCTGCAACATTGGGGTCTGGTATGCTTCCTCCTCCCATATTATTGGTTTCCTTTCATAATTCTTGGCAATATTTTGTCCGACAAACAAACAAGTTTATTGTTTCTATATGTAAATATTGAGACTGGTTTGTTTTTAAAAAGCTTTTTTACAACAATTGGGTGAATTTTTTTAAAACAATCCATTGTTCCAAAAATGTCCCCGTAAAAAATTGAATCCCCAGTGTTTTTTGAAATCCAAGAAAATTGAGGCTTATTGTTTTCGTATTTTTCTTCAATGTGTTCTTTCCAATCAACCCAATAAAATATAGCCATTTTAATTTTATTGTCTTCTATATCTAAAATTAATTTGTCAGTTAACAAACAAAATAACACATAATTGTAAGCTTGTTCCGGCGTAAATTGAGCAAACGACGATTTGCCAATATTTGCCATGCAAAAATCCACAATGTCCCAAACATGGTCTGCAACAGTGTATTTTTGTTTTAATGCAGTATTCATGCGGCGGGGTCTCTTATAGACTTCATAAATGCCGAAGCCATTATGTTTCTAATTTCAAACCAGCCAGCAGTGCAAGAAATTTTAAAATAAACTTCATTGCAATATCCAAGCCCTTCTAAACCGCGATAAACTTGAACCGGAGAAAAAGATTCTAATTGAAACGGCAAAATGTCAGTGCCAAGAATGTCCCCTGTTCCAGTAATAGAATTGTTCCAATCGTCAACGTCAGCCAAATCAAATACAGCATTAAATAAAACAGTTGCGTCTCCTTTGTTAAACCTAAACAAAGCAGCACGCATTTTTTTATTTGCATCAAAATTGCCAAAAATAAAAGACCTAGTATCTAATTCACAAGGAATATCAACTCCATTGTCTTGGTAAGTTGTATTTATGTCTTCTAATACAACGGCATCTTTCCATTTATTAACATAGCCTTTTGTGGCGTTGACGCTTCCATCGCCAACATACAATTCAACAGTGTTATTAAATCTTGTTACACACGCGCTTTCAGCGTTTACGTTAGTCCAATAACCCGTCCATTGGGCTATTCTTCCATTCCAAACAAGCGCGTAATTGTTAAATGTGGAGCTATCAAGCGGAACAAAAAAAATGGCTAAATTGCGGTATTTTACAGCTTTAATGCTTTGAGATTGCGACCAATTAATTCGGTCAATAAGCGGTTGAATTGGCAAACTTAATGGCGAAGTAAGCTGATATTGACCTGCCGCAGCTTGCATCCGCTGAAGGCTTTGAACGCCATCTTGAGACATAAACAGCAAATCGTTTTGATATACGCACCATGCGTTTTTGCCAACACATCCAACCCCAGAACCAACTAAATCTCCTTGTTCTTGAGCAGACCAATTTGCGATTGGGTTGCTTGCGCTTGTATTGGCAGATGTCATGTTTAACAGCCAAACAGAATTTTCTTTTAATACGGCAACATTTGCGTTTTGCATTGCGGCAAGCGCAACAATTGCCTGACCATCTCCATTGCCAATTCTTGTAGATTGGGTTGATAAATCCCAATTAGATGTTCCTGCGGATTTTGGAGCAAAATCCAACATATGGCTAAAAAATATTGTATCCGGATAAGCCGGATTTCCGGACGCCAACATCCGTCCGGTTGACCAACAAAGAATAGAAACGCCATTTAAAAACGTTGAATCAGCAGAAGTGTACGGCGTAAACGTTGTTCCATCAAAAAATTTTGGATAAGACTGACCATCCGTAATCATTAATTTATCAACGCCTTGTTCCATTGATACATCAACAATTGAATTTGTAAAAGTTTGAGATAAATCAGCCCAATTTGTATTGTCCCAACTGTAAAGCTTTCCATTTTCTGCAACCAATAATTTAGAATAAGAAGCTTTATTGTAATAAAACATTCCTTGAACAGCGCTTGGAGAAGTAACAATTGTTGAAAAACTGGTTCCGCCAACGCCAGCGGCAAGGTCAAATCCAGCCCTAGTGCGACAAGCAAAATTGTCTTTAACAACAACATTTTGCATAAGAGAAGACTGATTGTCTCCAATTTCAGAAGCGGGGCGATACATATCAACCCCACCACCAAAGTTTCTTATGCGGTCATATTGTCTTGGGCTTGCCATATTAGTAAGGACTAGATTTCATGTTCCAGCTTGCTCCAAAATATTCATCTCCGCCAAACCCAGATTCTGGCATAATGCGAGAATTGTATGCGGCTTGAACAGTTTCTTCTTCAATTAACATTTTTTTAAGAGTATTAGCGTATTCAAGGCAATCCCTTGATTCTTGCGTTCCTCCGCGCTCATCGCGCAAAAGCATATCATAACAAACCAATTCCATTAAAACGCCGTCCATTCCGTTTACGGCAGGGTAATCTGTGTCTAATGTAAAACTGGGGGTTGTTTGTTTGCCAAGTACTCTTATTTCGTAAGAAACGTCAGGTTTATAAAGAAATTGAACGCGCTGGCTTTTAGGCAACGTAACATCGTTAGCGCCAAGCGTTACAATAACATTTGAATTAGAATCAACAAAACTAACAGTTCCTTGGGTAACGGGTTTAATAGCAGACACTAAAGATTCTATTGAACCAGTTGTTAGACCAGCAGCAAGAGCAACAGTTGTTTTTGAAACGCTAACATTGTCTGCTCCAATAATGCTATAAGTCAAAGAAACACCAGCATCGCCAGCATTTGAATATTGAATGTTTAAATTCTGTGCTGTGTCAAAATCCCACAAAACAGAAGATAACGTCATAAAATCCGTTGGATTTCCAGTTTTAATAAACTGGTCTTGGTCAACGCGATAATACAACATTGGGCGCTCAACGTTTAATTTGCCTTTATCTGTTCTAGCAGCAATTACTTGAGCAATAGTTGGCGGCAAAATAAGGATGCCCTTTGTCGGCAAAAACGAAGAATTGGTAGTATATCCGCCATTAGGGTCAATTGGAACAACCCATTCACACAAAGAATCTTTCCACAAAAAAGACCGCCACAATTGGTCGTGCCGCATTGTAAGAAAAGATTTACAAGTGGCAATATCCCTGTCTTGAACAAGACCAGTTCTTTGACCAATTATTGATGCAATTTCAGAAAGATTCATATTATCGGTAATAACATTTAGGTTTCCATTGTGCTTCAAGTCCGTTGGCGTTGTTGGCTCCATCTTTTTGAAGAATAGTTCCAATGGTTGCGTTTTTAACAATGTAAATGTTGCTTGAATTGTACCAAAAAGAAAAAATTCTAGTTCCACTAGCTACAAAAGAAGAAATGTCAACTTCGTCGTTTGTTACATAAGTAGCATTTGTTGCAACGCACACCATTGACCACCTTACATAAGAAGGCGTGTATCCTAAATTGTGAGCAAAATTAGTTGTCCAAGTTCCAGCTGTTATGTTGTTTGTGCCAGTAAAAATATAATTTGTGGGGGCGTAATTTGTTACAAAATATTGAGCTAAAGCGTTAAGCGTCAAAGTTGTGTTAGTTCCTTGAATTGTTGAAAACAACGGAAAAGTGTCGTTTGTAGAAAGCGTTGCAAGTCCATTGGTTCCAGTAGCCGCATTGCTAACAATAATTGAAGTAATTGGAAAATTGGTGACGTATCCAAACCCATTGGTCGTTGAATTAGTGCCGTAAACTAACCACGGGTAAAACAACTGCTTGTTAACATACGGAATATTGCGGTTTGTGCCTAAATCAGAAGCAAAAATTGTCTCTAAATTAGACAAACTTTGTTGATAGGGTATTCCGTTTGTTCCCCACCAAAGAGTTTGGGGATGATTGTTGGTCTGAAACCCATAAAAAGAGCCAGTCCAATTTGAAAGAACGTATCCATTTGTCCCGCCATAACTTAAATAAGAAACATTAATATTAGAAGATGCGTTTTTATAAAGGTTAGTAATTGATACGCTTCTTAAATCGTTATTAGTCTGACTGTAAAACATCATTAAATCAGTAGATTTTGGAATATCTCCCGCAAGACCTGTAAGCATTAACGGGTTTGCAATAATGTTAGCATAAGTAACTTTGTACAAAACCCCACCAGAACTCATTAAAAAATAATCAGCATTAGCCGGAAAGCTGTGCGTTGTTTTTGCCGTAATAAAAGTAGCCGGAATAGTGGCGTTATCCACTAATTGATGAAGTTGCGATGCATTAATTTTTTGACCATCAACAAACGTAATACCTCTGGTAATGTCGGTTCCTCCATAACAAGCCATTGTAAATGCAAAAAACAGCCCAATAGCGGCAGGTTTAGACCATTGTTTTTTAATAAAGTCTACAGACATACCAAAATGTTTAGATATTTCTTTGGCGCTTATGGGGCGCTTTGCTTTGCGTTCTCCTTTTTCAATTTCAGCTAAAGCTTTAGGAACTTTGGCAAACACAGAGTTTGGGTCAACGGCTGGATTTCCGCATTTGCCAAATGGAGGGCGACCACTATGTAAAATTTCAATAAGCTTGCTCATGGATAATTAGTAATATTTAACGAATTTAGACGATGAAGAATATCCTGCATGACAACAGGCGGAACAATGTAATTTGTTCCGTCATACCTAACTTCACGATTTGCTGGTATTACTATTATTCTTGTCTTGCAACCCATCGTGCAAGATAACATTAATAGTGTCAATGTCACCATCAACAATTGCTTTGTCAGCTTTTTCATTTGCCTTATTTTGCAATGCTTTTGGCGTATTGTTGGCGGCAATTCCGGCAAGAATAACTGGCAACAACATACAAATAATTTGTATAATGCCGCCAATTATTGTCATAAAGCATTAAGCTTTAGGAGCATTTGCCGTTGCTTGTTTGTGAATAATAGACCAAACGGCAGTAATCACGGCAATAACACTGCCAATAAATTGAGGGTCAGTAAGTTGCGCAGTCAAAGAAACAATTTGGTCTTGAGTAACTTTGCCTTTAGCAACAAGAATACCGCCACCAAAAGCCAACAATGTACGCAAAATGCCTTGCAACGTGTTTATATTAAGCCAATTAAACATATTAATATCCTTTTTTGTCTTGTATGTATTTGTTTCTATAATACCGCGCTGTGTAAAAACCAACTACAATTGCCATGATTCCGGCGCTAATTTGAACAAGCAAATTTACTATTGGTAAAAATGACGTAAAAGCCGATATTGTTGTAACAGCGGTTCCAAATAGTCCTTTATGGTTGTTCATAATTTATCTTTTGGTTCTTCTGCGGCACGAACAGACATTCTGCCACAGACAATACCGACCAATGCTCCAACAACAGTTTGAAACGCAGGGTCGATAACTTTGAAAATTTCGTTGTTATCTATGCTGCTGACAAACAATCCAATCATCAGCGAGATAACGACGCATAGCACGACGCTGCTTAAGACGCAGATGGCTATGAACGTAATGGCTTCGTTGATTTTGAACGATTTCATTATTTGACGCTGATGTAGACAGTAAATGTGCCGTCAAGATTCTTGCGGACATTAACGCCCTGCAAATTGTCCACTGTGATTGGCACATTAGCACTGATGCCGCCAGCCTCAACAGCAGTAATGATTCCAGCAAACTGTTCTTTAGTCAGTTGGATGGGTTGCACCACAGTAATGATGTTGGTCTTCGTGGTCACATTGATGCTAGGAACATCTTGTGCGTTGATAACCCCCGCAATAGCGAGGCCGATAGCGATGATTGATTTTTTCATAAATTAGTATGTAAACGAACCGTAAGGCAAAGCAGCACCGTTGTTGTATAGTTTGTTAATATCCGTTGTAGACAAACACCTATTCCAAAATCCCCATTCATCAAGTTTTCCTGCAAAACTACTGTTAGAACCTGGGGAGCCGGTTCCGCCAGTGCCGTTGTTAAATAAATCTATTTCAACCGCCGTGTCGTAAAGCGAAACAGAAGTGCTGATTCCAACAAGTGTTCCATTAATATAACCAGACACAGTTGCCGTGGAACTGTCATAAGTCATGGTCAAATATACCCAAGTGTCTGTTGGATAAGTATCTGTAGAAATAACACCAGTACCGTCTGAATTTTTTTCAAAGAAAAGAAAACCATCGTCAGCAATAAAAATTTGAGGAGAGCCATTGTATGTGTTAATGGATACAAGAATTTCTTGAGCAATTCCTATCTGGGTTGAATCAATATAAGCCCATCCACTTAAACTCCAGCTTCCTGTAGTGTTTATTGTTGGATTAGCGCAATAAAGAACGTCATAAGAATTAACTGTTGCGTAAATAGCAGCCAAATTTATTTTACCCGAAGCGTTATCAATACCGTCAAGATTAACTGGATCTACAAAGACATTGTTTGCATTAACTTGACTTACGCGATTTTGACCGTTTGATTCTTCGAGTTTCCAATACGCTTGCAACGAATTAAGCAATCCGTTTTGAGGAACAATGTACGGCATAGCCCCATTCACAAACTTCCCGCTTACAAACTTGCTACCTCCAAAGCAAGTAACAGTTGAGAGCAATAGGATGGCAATAAGTTTGTTCATAGACGCCAGCAGACAACATTTGTAACCGTGACAGCAGCAGAATTAGCAGCATTGGTTTCAAACTTAAACGTAGCACCAACGCTCATTGGAATACAAAAAGGCTTGTAGGTCATGCCAGATGACCCGTTTGCGTGAGCAAGTCCAAACTGGAGCGCGTAGCCTACGCCGCTATTTGTGTAGCGCAACACACAACCGGAACTGCCGCCAGCACTTACAGCAGGTATGGCAACGGAACCGACAAGCAAACAACGCTGTCCAGAATTGGTATAAAGCGTTTGAATTGTGTATGTGTTAGTTGGATTGCTAGATGTGTTGATAGCCGCCGTGTTAGTGTCAATGTTAGACACATACGCATTAACACCATTCGTAAACAACGTCACATCAAACACGTTTGTGCCTGTGCCGGTAGCGACAAAGTTAGACGCATAAGCTGTGTTGGTCACAAGGATTCCGGCAAAGTTAGTACCGCCACCACCGCCAGCTCCAACAGTTCCGTATGAACCAGTTTGACTGCCAAATTGTGCGCGAACAACAACCGCACTAATTAAGCAAATAATTAGTGATAGTTTTAATTTCATGTTATCCTTTAATTACAATTACAATGCTTCCGGATGCAGATGCAATGGTTTTTGTTGCCGCTGTGCTAGACCAGCAACAATAAACCCCCGTCATGTCGCAAGAGCGACCAAGCGTACCGCCAAGACCACCCAATACAGGAAAAGAAAATAAAGGAACAGCTCCCTCCGAAGGAGCGGTTGCAGTACCAGAAGGAATTTCGTGTACCTGCAAATAAAGCGTTCCGCCAGTGCTGTTAAAGCACAGAACGTCCATAAGCTTTTCAGGACGAACAACACTGTTTTCAGTTCCAAAGCGAGAAGCAACATTGCTTGCGTTGCCAATTACATGAGTGGCGTGATTCATAATTTTATTACATCATTCTGTTAGCAGCTTCTGATTTCAACTGGGCAAATTCATCCATTTCTCCACCTTCCGGAGTTTCGGTATTGTATTCGCCAGTATCAGCAGTGCTTTCTTTTTCTTTGGTAACAGGCTTTCCATTGACACTTTCAACAAAAATATAAGCATTGTCACCCTCAATTTTAGAAACTTTACCTTCAATTTGAAATTGAACCATATCACCAGATTCAGGGCTAGCCATCTGGTCATCTTCGGCAGGGCTGGCAAGAGACGAAACGGGAACACAAACTTCCATAGAAGTAGAATTTTCCATTCCTTTAGCCCCCATTGCTTTTTCCATATTTTTGCCAGCGTGCATTTTAGCTGGTTTAGGAGCCATATCATTTTCAGCGCCCATATCCATCATGTCTTTTTTTGCCATATATAATTTAAGTTAGGGGCGGCAGGGATTAAACCCTGCCACCCCGATTAACTACCAAGTTTTACTGGAACGAAGACTGACAACGGAGAGCGACAACGTGAGGAACGTCAGACGCATCGCTGGTCAGTTTGAGGATGCTGCCGTAGTACACTTTCCAGCTACCAGCAACAACCTGATTGTAGCGGTCAGATTTGTCGGGCTGGTCAAGGATGGTGATTTTAGGAGCAGACGGGTCGCCGCCAGCAACGTTGGTGGACAGTTTGACAGTGCCGTAAGCATCGTCGCCAATGTACAAACAGCTAAAAATACCGCCCGTGGAATCAAAAGTTCCATAAGTGGCATTTTCAGTCCACGGATTGGTGTGGCTAATAAACGCACCGCCATCAAGCTCAAAGTCTTCATACTTATAAAGCATTTGATTATCGCGCTGCGTCATAGCAGAAACCAGCGTTGCGTCTTGGCGAATATCAAACATCACCTGCGGAGGCGTAAGCACAGGATAAGCTTTGCCATCCGGAGCTTTAACATCGTTAGCGCGAAGCTGCGTAAGCGCACGGAGATGTTCCAAGCGCGTAAACTTGCTGTTAGCGCGGGTCAAGCCGTGCAGCGTGCTAAAATCATTGGCGCTGTTGCCAGTGTTAACAACACCAGCAAAACGTTCAAAATAATTAGCAGAAGAAATGCCGTACGTCCCATTGCTGTTAAACAGCGTGGTCTGTGCAGCGCCCAAACCAAGAGCTTTAGCCTTGGCAGTGGTAGTCGCATCGCCCATCAGCGAGTTAGTAATAACTTGGTCAAGGTCAAGAGCAGCGTCCTTGCCCAGCGTCTTCATGTAAACCTGAAGCGTATCCAAAATATCCGTTGCACGGACAATATCAGAAATTTCAAAGTCATCACCACGCTGGTTCAAATAACAATCCAGCGTGCCAACAGTGACAGTATCTTTGACAAGGTTCTGCACGCCTTCAGTAAGGTTCTGCACATAACCCTTACGAGCCTTACGAGCGCGGAAGAAACGAATAGCCAAAAAGCCATTAGCCGGAGCCGATTTCTTGTCGGCAAACTGTGCCATGCGAAGGTTAAATTCAAGTTCCTTTAACAGTTCTTTGCTGAAGTACACTTGCCGACGATTTGCAAAATCTGCCGGATTAGTTGTAGATGCCTGTGCCATAAATAAATATTAAGTTATAGGAATAATTAAGACATGACTGCCGCATCAGAACGCAGGGCTTCAAACTGTTCTTCTGAAGACATGGCTTCAAAAGATTTATTGTTTTTAGGCAATTTTGTTACCCCACCAACTGGTGTCGGATTAGTCATTAAATTAAGTTCTTCCAGTTTAGATTTTGTTTCTTCTAGCTCTTTAGTCAAAATAGGTACACGGGCAGAAGCAGCTTCAGCGTTAGCAATACGAGCGCAATAATAAACAACAGCCGGAAGGTTTTCAATTTCAGGATGCTGTTGAATCATTTGCTTGTACAATTCGGCAGCAGATACTTGAACGCTGCTATTTTGTTTAGCAAATTCAGGAAAATCTATTGCCGCTTTTGAAATCCATTCCTTTTGCTGCGCAACAAATTGTTCTTTGTTTTGTTGTACAGTTTTAGGCGGATTGTTTCTAACGTATTCAGCAGATTTATAAGCAGCTTGAGCATCGCGTTTGGCAAATTTTGCCTCATCCCTCAATGTTTCAGCTTTATCAAAGTCCCCATTTTTGTCTGCTTTATCAGCTTCTTGCTCTTTTTGTTCAGCAAGCTGTAACTGTTTAGCGGCAAACAATTCATACTTTTCAGGAGTAGGCTTTGTAGCTTCTTGTTCTGCTTTAAAAGCAGCAACCTCTTTATTAAAGGCTTCAATTTTTTTCTGTTGTTGCAATTCAAAGTTCTTTTCAGCTTCTTTAATTGCATCCCAACGAATTAAACGTTTGCCTAAATCAGCCCCATACTTGCTTTGCGTTAATTTAAGATAAGCATTAAATTTCTTTTTCTCATCTTCATTAAGCGCAACAGGCTGTTCTTCAACAGGTTTTTTGCTTTCTTTAACTGGCTTTTCTGCGTCTGCCCGTGCATCTATCTTTTCTTTAGGGCTAGTTTTGGATTCAACCTTTTCAGCCGTAGGCGGGGTTTTTTCACCTACTTCATTACCCTGTTCTTCAATTTTAGGTTCAACAGATTCATTGGCTGTTTCCACAGAGGCTTGCTCTGCTTCCATCCTAGACAATTTTTGTTCTGCCGTTTCTTCAATTGAGCTTTTTTCTGTTAGGTCTTTTTCCATTTTTAATGCGTAAAGGCGAGTTCATTTATAACGGGCATCTCATCTTCGCCAAAACGAGGCTCGGTTGTTGCATCTTGAACGGGGGATGCTCCCGAAATTTGAGACAAACTTTCAAGCCAGTTTACTGCGTCTGAAAATCCAGCAGCCCTATCTGGCGAAATTGCTTTTTTAGTACAGGCGTCTAATGCCAATTTACACTCAAGCGCTCTTGCGCGAGCCATTAAAACCCTGCCTTCTTCGCTACTTAAAAACTTTTTAAGACCAGTAGCATAGTCCGGCGTCCAGTCTGGAGCAAAAGATGGCGCGGCAATAAGGCTTTTTTTACGCCTAATCAACCGCGCCATCAATTGTTTAACCATACTCAATTACGGGAGAAACGTACCAGCAACACCATTAATGCCACCATTAGACGTATAAGCCGTTGAAACCAGCAACGGCTCACCACGGGAACCAAACCCAATATACTGACCAAGCAAAGAAATGGTAGTTGCTTTGCAAGGAACAGTAAAATTAGTAGTGTATCCATACACTTTGTCGCCAGAAACAACAGCATAAGTAGGAGCGCTATTTACAACAAAGTTAGTAGCAGTAACGCTAGCAACAATACGCACTTCATAAATATCGCTAGCAGAATGACGAATAACAACCGGATTGCCAGCAACAATGCCATTAGTCTGACTGTTTACAACGTTAGTATTAGCATCCGTTGAAAAATTAACAGTAATGGTTGTGGTTGAGTTAGATTGGCAAAGATTGCCAGTTGTGCTTTTCCACACTTGGACAGCGCCAGTAGCGCTATCATTAGTAGCAGAAAGATAAGTAATAGCAGGAGTAAGACCGCCAACGCTATTAATGCTTCCAACAGCAAAATTAGTTGTGCCAAACGTAAATGAACCAGCCGCTGAAAATGCCGAAACAGTATTTGGAGAAAGCTGCGCATTAGAGGTTACGCTGGTCAAAATAGCCAGCCCGATAATTGTCATTAGTTTTTTCATTATTTTATTGTTAGTGCGAATTCTCGCTTTGTTTATGGTTAACTGCAAATTTAATTTAGTCAAACCCCAACTTCTCTATAAAAAAAGCCTTCTGTAAATACATGGTCTTTTTCAATCGGATTCCAAACAGGCAACACGCCTTGATATTCCAATTCTTTTCCAGAAGTATAAGCTTCTTCAAAAGCTTCTTTTGTTATAATGTAATTTTGTTTTGGTTCAACTTTAATTTCTTCTTCAAAAACAGTTGGTTCCTGTGGAATTTCTTGGACAACAACAGGTTCTTTTTTATTTAAATCCTTAATTCCAGCAGGAAGCTTGTTTGTTCCAATCATTTCAATTGGAAATTCAATTGGCACAGTAAGTCCGCTTTGAAATTTATCATACTCCCACAAAATGGTAATACGTTTAAGTTCATTGTCGTAAGAAACAAAATGAACAAACTTATTATTAGGAAGTTTTGATAAAACTTCTTCTACTTGTACTGGCAAAAATGTCTTAAAAAGTGACATGGTTAAAAATTATATTAGTTTTAAGAAGGTTCAAGAACAATTTCAGGGTCTGGAATTTCTAAATCAGTAAATTTAATTCCTTGTTCTTGTTCAGATTCAATTTCTCGTATTACATCTGCAAGCGCTTCTACATCTGCATTAGCTCCATCCGGAAGCTCGTCCGACAATTTATTAATCTTTTCAAATACTTCTTTGGGAGTATTTCCAGTAGCTCTTAACCAGCCAATTGTTGAGCTATCGTCTACTGGTGGATACCACAATTGCCCTTTGTTTTCGCAACATTGTTGAGAAAGCAGCTCTTTTTTAATTTCATCACTTATAACGCACGTTTGCCATACGTTTGTATCGCCTTTAAGCGTAACCATACATTCAGCAGAAAATTTAAAACCATAATCAATCTCAACAAATTCACCCCTAGCGCCATGATAAATAACTTCTGCCGTATTTTTGGCTGCTAAAAATGTATTTGTTGACGGAAGACCACCACGAGTTGTTGCATCAATAAAAAAGTTTTCTTTTTTAGTAACGCGAACCTCCATACTCCATTGGTTTCTATAACCAACTTCATTTAAATATGGGCTAAAAGCGTTCATTATTGGCATTAATTGCTCCGGCATTTCAGATTTATGCGTAACGGCAGCAAAATAAGCAGCATCTTTGCGTTCAATGCCATGAAGCATCATGGTAGGAAATTGACCATCAACACAATAAGTGTCAGCACCAATTTCTAAATCTGTTTCAATTTTAGAAAAACAAATAAAATTAATACATTCTTTAATTCCACCAAATTTAACAGCCCAAGCATCAAGATTTTGCCAATCTTCATTCCAGCTTCTCCAATGGCTTGTTTCCCACGAACCGCGCCATTTGCTTACTTTAATCCAAATATCTTTTTTATTTTTAAGAAAAGCAGAAAGGTTTGAAACGCCTTGAATAATGTCGTATTTAGGCACATCAAGGTTTAATTCGTGTAATTTTTTGAGAAAATGCACTCTGTCTTGTTCAAGAAGCATCCCTTTATGGCTTCCCCATACTGGTTTGTTTTGAGAGCGCAACTCATCTTGCATCCCGCAATGACGAATATCAGGAAAAACAAAACAATCTATTTGATTTTTATAGCCCCAAAGGTCATCTACGCAATGTATGTCAGGCATCCCGTCTCCAATAATAGCCTCATCAATGCGGTCTTTTCTATCAATAGGAGTAGCGTAAAAAACTCTAGCACCAGACATTGCAAGCCTTCTTGCAAGCCCAACAAACAAGCCAAAATGGTCTAATACACCGAATGTTTTGCTAGATAAATCGTTCACAATGATTGTAATTTTTTTTCGTAATCAGCCCAACAAACTCTAATAAACGCTGCCGCTATTCTTTCTATGCCAGTTGCAACGCAATGTTCTGTTCTATATGGTGAGTTTTTGTTGTCTCCTGCTTCGTCAAAATTGTTTTGTTTTCTTTTCTTTTCAAATTCAAAATCAAATTTATCTACTTGTTTTTCAGAAATTTTATTGTGTTTGCACAAAAAAGCTTCAACAAATTCATGCAATCCAATTAAAAATTCATATTTCCAATTGCCTAAATTGGAAACTTTTATATACAAATCATTATTAAAATAATACCAATCACCAGCAGTATTGTATCTTTGCTCAATGTGCGGGATTGTTGATATAATTATGTTCATTTTACAACAGCAGGTTTAATTACCTTGTTGCTTTTTTTAACCGCTTTTTTAATTATTCTGCGATTTTTTTTTAATAATTGCAACGCAATGCTGGTTGTTAATTTTGAATATATTTCTTTAAAAGTCATTATAACATCCTCATTTCGCTTTGCGGCGGAGATTGCGGCGGAGTCAATTGCGCTTGTGATTGCCCTTGCATTTGTTGTTGCGGCATTCCTTGTTGTTGCATTGGCTGTTGTTCTAGCTGTTTAAGCTCCATAACAATTTGTTTGTAAGCAACTGGCTGCAATTGTTTGAGAATTTGCAAATGTTGAACAAGATGTTCTTGAATTCTTTGTTTTGCAAGCGGGTCAACTGTTTTGTTTTTTGCTCCTTGTGCCTGAAGAAACTGAACAATTGTTTTAATTCTTGTAATGTGGTCTTCTTCTGGTTTAACAGGAGCCGGAAAATGAGTAACAATCATTGATGTTATTTGATAATTCTCATCTTCAGCTTCACTTGCAGCTTTTTGCTGGCTTGGAATTAGCAAACGCTTAACAAGTCTGGCATCATCCGCAGACAAAATGTCTTTAACAAGCTCATCTTGATTAACGTTTGGAGCGCCACGCAATGCTTGAAACCGCTGCACTGCGCGTTGCATTTTTTGACCCCTATCCCAATCGTCTAAATTGCCAGCAGGAGTAATTAAATATTCATCATGCAATGCTTGTTCTGGCAATGTTTTTAAATCTTCTGCAACAAAGTAAGTAAGATTGTTGCGTTTGTATTGCAAACACAATGCCCAATCAAACCTTAACAATTTTGACAAACAATCTTTAAATATGTAGCCAAAATGATTTTGTCCTACCTGCGACAGCGATGCTGCGACACTAATTTCTCTGGCAGTTCTTTTTTCGCTTCTGCCTTGATTGGCTTTTTCAATTCCCAAATCAGGCATTTGAGCAGCAATTTCTGCCTCACCACGGGCAAAATTAATTTCTGAATCAAAGCTAAAAGCTGGTTGACCAAATTGAACTGGCTTAATGTTATTGGGAATATATTCGCCGGGTACTTGTCTATAATTTGATGGGTTTTGAATAGGCGTATCACTTGTAAACATTGGCGTGTTAAAATAAGTGATAGCATCTGCTTTAGCGTTCCAAAGCTTGCAAGCGTAAATCTCTTTATCTGCAATTTTTTCTGCTACGCCGCGAGGTGAATACCAACCTTCATCTTTAATTTCAGCAACAAAACTAAAAAACGGAGCGGTAACTTTGCCTCTAACTTTGTAAGGAACACCAAAAGGTTTGCGCACTTCTACATCCATTGCAACTGGGCAATAGGTATAAACCATAATGCCGCCCATTGTACGAACATAATGTTCCCAAAGAATAATTGTGTCTGCACTTGCGCTATGTGTAAACCCTTCACGATATTCTTTATCAATTTGAATTTCGTCAAAATCCCTACCACGTTGAGTTTTTAATCTGTTTAAGGCATCTTTGCCACCGCGCATCAAAGATATTTTGTAATTAGTATCAGACTCGTTTTCTTCTGTGTTAAATCTATTAAAATAACGGCGGTCTCTTTTAAATTTTTGAACGCTAATTTGACGCACATGAACCCATTCATCTGCATCATCAAAATCATTGGCTGTGTCAGCCATTAACAAATAAAGCGGGTCAACGTTTTCGTGAATTATTTTGTAATCATCAAACGGGTCAACGTAAGCTTTAATAATTCCCCTGCCGCGAAGCCACATTGTGTCTACCATTGATTCAAGAATTTTAAAAAAATTACTTCTTTCCCTTAATTCAAAAGAAAAAAAGTCGGCAGAACTGTCACTGGTTTCTTGAAGTTGTTGGCGCATTGCAACGAAGCTAGCAAGCCTTGGAGCTGATGTTACCTGCGCCAACGTGAATGGTTTGAGTTTTGAAATTGCTTCGTCAACCAGCGCAAGATGAAGGTCGGCAGCACTGGGAAAAGGCTTGTTCCTACGGCGAAGCCCGTCATGCCGCATAACATAATAACGGCGCTGTTTGTTTTCCCAATCTTGGCGGTCTTGTAATATTTGCCAAGCTCTACCGAATAAATCTTTTGGTGTTTCCATAATTTAAATTGTCATAAACAAGCTTCCGCTGGCAATACACAAGTTTTATCCATTTCTTCTTCTGCCCGTTCTAGCCAGCCTCTAGTATCTTCTCTAGAATTACCACCAATCATGCTAGAACTAAAGCCTTTAGTGAAAGGCATCATTGCCCGTAACACTGCGTCAGCTTCGTCAGGGCTATCAAGACCTCTGCTTCTCATGTCTTCTTTGCTTTCTAATTGAAGCTTTCCGGAGCTATTACGTTTGCTTTGCCTTGATAAAACCTGACCCCGAAAATCATCATCATCCGGAAGGATAATATCACGACTAATTATTTTTCCTATAGATTCATGCCATGTTTCGCTAATAAGATTGTTGTAATGCTCTGGTTCATTAGCGGCTCTTGACCCGCCATGAAACTCCGTACAATTCATTCCCATTTCGCGCAACCTATGCACAAGTCCTATGCCTAAACCATCTGCGTCACATTCAACTTCTTCGGCTTGTAATCCGTATTGGCGTTGCAATTTTTTAAATATTGTCATGCACTCACCAACAGTTGCCATTGTGTCACGCTCATTCCATTTCTTTTCAATCCATACTTTGTTGCCAACCCTAATAGCAAAAACGTTTTTATCCCGTCCTGCTGCAAAATCAATAAAAGCGTGCCTGTCGTTGTGTCCAAGTATCCATTCTGGCGGATTAATCTTGCAAGCTTCATATTCACCAAGCGACAGCATTGCATTGGCTACACGTTTTGCAAACTCACCAAACACGTTAGATTGAATAAATGGAGATTCTTTTCCACGCCATTTAGCAATCTTACGTTCTACAGATTCTGGAGTAATCCAATAACCATCTGTAGTC